AGACGCATTTGTTTCACATACAAGGGTTTGAACGCTTCAATGCCCGCTACCACTGGTTTCGGTATGAATCTCCTCACCAGCTCTGGTCAAAAGCGTACAAGCAATATGTTGCCTAATAACGCTTATCGCGATACTCTCTCTGGTCTTCTCTTTAAAGGTCGACAAAACAGTGATTGGGACAATTTCATGACTGCGCCCACGGACAGCAGTCGCGTTACCATCAAGTATGACCGAACTCGCACCATCGCCAGTGGCAACGAAGGCGGTGTGATACGCAAGTACAAGTTCTGGCACGGCATGAATAAAAACTTGGTTTATGATGATGACGAAAACGGTGGCGACGAAGACGTACAGTTTTACTCGAACCAAGGCAAAGCCGGCATGGGAGATTATTTCATTGTCGATCTATTCCTTCCTCGCATTGGCTCCACTGGTTCCAATCAACTCTCTTTCCAACCAGAGGCTACTCTGTATTGGCACGAAAAATAGCTTCGTCCACATGAATAAAATGACAATTTTCATTCAGCCATTCAATCTCGTTATCCGTGACCCCACCCTCATCCCGTGGATCAGAATTAGCCACGTAAATTGTTGGCTTGTTCCATGGAACTAGCACAGGCTCCTTGTAGAGGCATTTGACCGTGACGTATGCCTGAGCCCCTAACCACTCTTTGTAAGATGGCCAGAACTTGAAGCCACCTCTCATGTCGTCGAAGACGGCGTAGTCGGCTTCCTTGGCTTTCATGCACTCAGTCCCACTGATCATGCCAAGGATGTAGACGTGGCTGCCTAGTGACCTGGCCCACAGTGTCTTACCAGTGCGACTACCACCGTACAGCACCAATGATTTCACGCGTACTATCCAACTGTTAATACCGCGCACTCGAGGGGAGGCGCTGCGGCGTGCCGAGCTTGCGAAGGTGGTAGCCATCGAGCTTTAGCGAGTGCAGCCGGACCGACGTGAAAGACTTACCTCCAGTTCGTTCAGATCCCAGTTTAGCCTGTCTGACCCATTCATCTCTTCCATCAATGTCACCATCAACGAAAGTGATATTCCCTGGGTGTTCATACACGGGAGGGTCGACTGCAAATCTCCAGTCGGCGTACTTGGCCAAGCTGGTGTGATTGCAGCACCCAGCCTTGGGATCCAGTCGAAACACCAGTTCCCAAAACTCAGCTCGAGTCTCCGCACTTGAAATTTCAAGCCATTTGTCATAAGTCGTAGCGCCGCTGTTCGAAGACTCGATTGGTCGGTCTGCTCCTCCACAAATAACGTCTCCATCTTTGATTGCATAATCGTATGCCTTCCATGGTGTTCGTCCAACTGTTTCGATATTCGGGTGGCGACCCTCAACATCGAAGATTTCATGCCCGCGGCCTCTGAATTTGGTACCGAAATCGACGAAAGCGTGTAGATGAAGTCCTTCATCCTCATGCAGCTCTCTGCCAATGATACACTCTGCTCCCAGTGAGCTAAAGAGTTCCATAACGGTGAAACCGTCGAGGTCTCCGCACTGAGGGTAGGTGACGAGAAAGTAGCGGGCATTGCACTGAAATGTCATAGCGCCAAAAAGTCCAAAGGAGTCCGATGCAAACTAATATTATCATCGGACTCCGGACTCACTCCTGACCCAACTATATATAGCTGCCCCCCTCCCAACAATTTCACAGATCCCCAACAAAATGTCCCAACAAAACACCCAATGGGCGCACGGACCATCCCAACAAACCTTACTCTGTCCGCCCCCATCAGAATGTCCTACTCCCGAGCTGCCCGAAGGCCAACACGCTACCGACGTCGCGCTAAGACTACTCGGCGCTATCGAAAGACTAGTGGAAAAACTAGACGAACTACTCGACGCCCAGTTCGAAGAATGTCAAAGCGAAGCCTCCTCAACGTGACTAGTCGCAAGAAGCGTGACACTATGCTCAATTTCACCAACATTACTGCAGCATCCCAGCAAGGTGGCGCCAGCTACATCCAAGGCCCATCCATCATTACTGGTGGATACGTCGTCCCCAACCCCATTCTTTTCTGCGCTACTGGTCGCGCTATGGACACCAATGCTGCAGGCAATAGGGGCAATGTCACCGACGAGGCCACTCGGACCGCCAGCACGTGTTACATGAAAGGCATCTCCGAGGCCGTGGAGATACAGATCAACGACAATCTGCCTTGGCAGTGGAGACGCATTTGTTTCACATACAAGGGTTTGAACGCTTCAATGCCCGCTACCACTGGTTTCGGTATGAATCTCCTCACCAGCTCTGGTCAAAAGCGTACAAGCAATATGTTGCCTAATAACG